TAACCGAGATGATACGTATGCCCGTGCTTACCTATGGCTGATCGCCATTTGCCTTCCTTGGAATCCCAGCTAGCTCCGAGCAGGCCGCTCTTATTGCGCTTTCCGACAGTCTGGTTTTCTAGGTTTTCATGCCGTTCGCATTCGCGAAGATTAGAAATTCTATTGTTCAATCGGTCACCGTCTCGGTGATCGATATCCGATTTGGGCCAGCGCCCATGCACGAAGAACCATGCCAGCCTATGGGCTCGATACATTCGCCCATCGACATACACAGACCAATAACCGGTCTTGCCTTTTGATCCCGCAATTGAGCCGGCGCCACCCGCTCTACCGGCTTGGACGAGCCACCTAAAGACGCCTGTTTCTTGGTCATAGCTCAGCAACTGTCGCAAACGCTCTACTGTGATCACGCCACTGCCCTCAGAACATCGTTGAAATCTTTTAGGTGCGGCGTGCGGATCTCCAGCCGAACACGCTCCTGCAATCGCTGCATGAGCTTCGACGCAGCATCCAGTCCGGCGACATCGCGATCGGCGAAAATGATGAGTTTGTTGACCGTGTGTGGCGGTTCGAACTTGGCTAGCAGCGACGTGTTGAGCGCCGCCCAGGTCGGCACCTCGTGCATGATCGAAGCAGACAGCGCCGTCTCGATCCCTTCCGCAATACCGAGCGTTTCGCCGTGCGGCATAAGCGGTACCGCGCAGCCCTCGCGCCCCTTCATGCTCGATAGGATCTTGCGGGGCTCGAACCCCTCAAGCTTCCGCCCTTCCGGATCCAGGTAGGTGACGTGCGCCGTCACCACGTCCCCGCACATATCGCGAACGACCGCGACGAGCGCCGGGTAGCGCCCGATGCGAACCCTGTCGTTCCAGTACTCGACCGATGTGTGAGCTCGCAGGCTATGGCGCTCCGGAAGCGGCCACAGTGCGCGCGATTTCATGTAGCGTCGTACCGGCTCGCAATCCTCAATCGCGCACGTCTCGCGGATCAGTTGCAGAACGCGTCGAGTCGGCTTCGCGATCTCCTCCTCGACAACCGGGCGCGGATCCATCCGGACATCGCTCGCTTCCGTGATGCCGGCAAGCTCAAGCACCTTCCTGCGCGCATCCGGGAACCGCAGCCCGAATGCGCCCATCAGCAACTTGAACCCATCGCCTGCGCCGCATTGGTTGCAGATCCAATCGCCCCGGCCGTTCTTGTTGTCGAACCGGAAGCGATCGGATCCGCCGCACGCAGGGCAAGGGCCGTGCTTGTTTCGCAGAAACTTCTCGCTGATCCCGGCTGCCAGCAGCACATCCCGCCAACCGTTCGCACCGAGCCGCGCATGGATCGCGTGGGCGTCGAGATAGTTCATGCCGCAGCCCTCGCCCGCGCCTTATCCCGGCCTTCGTTGTAGCGGCGCTTCGCCCAGCGGATCATTTGCGACTTGAGCCAGCCGCTCGTCTCATCATTCGCCGGCATGGGCGATACCTTCCAGAATCGCGCAGGGATCCGCTCATCCTCCGGCCGCTTGAATCGCGTGCGCGTCTGGGACCATGCCCAAAACCGCCCCGAGTTCTCTTTCGCGCGCCAGCGATCCGGCCAGCGGTTCGCGTACCAATCGCATGCCTGCCGATAGAAAACCTCCATCTCGATTCCCTGCACTGCAAGCTGCGAATTGATCTCGCCAAGCTCCGCGTCCGTGACCTGTACGGGCTTTGCGCGCACGGTCGGCTGCCATCCACAGTCTGGACAGTTGGATCCCTCCTCCGTCGTGAGCCACACACGCGAGCACTCGCGGCAAGTACGCGGCTTCTCCTCGACGCTCACGCGCGACTCCGAGAGCTTCTCCCGTGCCTGCGCGTTGACGTTTCCGGATCCGTCGAGCGACCAATCCCTGTCATAGGTCGGAAGCCCCAGGCTCTCCACAACGCGGCCGTGATCGATGATCGTCACGAACTGCTTGCCCTCTGCCGGCCGCATACCTCGCCCGATCGCTTGCAGGTACAGCACAACCGAGCGCGTCGGCCGCGCCAGCACAACGCATTCCACGTTCGGGATGTCGATGCCGTAGCTGAGGAGGAAGCAGTTCACGAGCACTTGCGTAGCGCCGCCCTCAAGCCTCGCAATCGCTTCCTCGCGCGTTGCGTCGTCGTCGTCGTCCGTGAGCTGCTCGGCTGCTACACCCGCCTGCCTGAACTCCGTCACGAGTTGGGATCCGTGCGCCTTGTCGCAGGCGAACACGATCGTTCGCTGACCGTTCGCGATGCGTAGCCAGTTCTGCACCACATCGCCGATGAGCTTCGGGCGCGAGAGCAATTCGGACAGCTCGCCAGTGGCGTAGTCGCCGGTCTTCGTGTCCTTGCGAACTGCCTTGAGTTCCTTCGCTGTGATGATCGGTTTGGCGAAGATGCGCGGCTTCACGAGCATTCCGGATCCAATCAGATCCGCCACGGTCGGCCCCAAAACCATCTCGTCGAACTGGTCGCGCAGTGATGCGCCGGAAGTCTTCGCGGGCGTCGCAGTAAACCCAAAAATCCAAGCGTCAGCGAACGCGTTGAGGATCTTCTGTCGGCTCGCTCCGAGGGCTAGATGCGCCTCATCGAACACGACGACATCGGCGCTCGGTAGCGGCATCTTGCCGTCCACGACACAGCGCCGGTACAGCGTGTCCACGCTCGCGACCTGAACGCGCTGAGCGAAGTTCGACAGGCCGGGAAGCGATGCCGCAATCACACCATGCGGGATGTCGAACGATTCGAGCCGCTCGTGGAGCTGGCGAACCAGGCGTGTGCGCGTCGCCAGGATCAGCACGCGGAATCCGAATACAACGGCCGCAGCCACCAGCGAGGCGATCAGGTGCGTCTTGCCGCAACCGGTCGGGCCTTGCACGCAGATGCGCCGATGGATCCGCATTGCCTGCGCCGTGCGCGCCAGAATCTCGCGCTGATACGGCCGCAGAACATCGGCTTTCGGCGGCAGAACGTCGAGCCAATTTTCCTCACGCGCGCCCGCGCTAAGAGGCTCACCAAGGGGGAGATCCAAGCCTAACTCTAACCTCAGAGGCTTAGTCATACCTCCTCCTTGGCTAGCTTCTTACCTCTTACCATTTGTTTGGTATGGTATGGATGGCTATACAAAACCGAAGCATTTGCTAAGCAATTGCTTCCCGTTTGCTTAGTGTCTTGCTTTAGCACTTGCTCCCCCTTTTGCCCCAGCAAGAGCACGCTTTGCCGAGATCTCTTTTGCTTTCTTTCGGTGCTCCTCCAATCGCACGTTGATTAGTCCGTCTCCGTGCTCGACGAATTTCTGGCCTACCGTCTTCCAAAGGCGCATGAACTCCTTCGGTTCGTACTGGCACATGCGCGCGATGCGCTTCGGATCCTGCGGGATAGGTCCAGCGGTCCATTGGTAAGCTAGAAGCAGGATGTAAAGGGCGCGCTCCTCGCCTTCCCATGTGGCCGTAGACGCCAACAGATCGCCGAAGAAGAGCGGGAGGAACGGCTGCTTAGTCATGCCCGCTTCCTCCCCTTGTGGTGGCGATTAAAGCGAGGGCGCAAGCGATGAATGAGACGAATCTCATGCATCGCCCAATCACCCAATCGCCTTGACCGCTTAACTTTGACGCGGACCTTCGTGGTACTCGGAAGGTCACCCCACGGCGTGATAATGTTTTGTGCGTATCCGTATCTGATCGAGTGCTCGGAGAACCGGTTATAGATATCGACGGATTGACCGATGTATACCAATTCATCGTCGAAATAGATGGCGTAGACGCCCGCACACCGCGGCAACGCCCACATGGGAAATGTGTAGGTAGTCCAGTTCATTTCTTGGCCAGGTACTCATCCAGCGTCATGCCGTCGTGAACCCGCTTTGCGTCGAGTTCCGTGTCTGCCTTGTCCTTGGCTTTGTTTGCGATGTCGGTCACGAGCTGCTCGGCCACATCACCGGCATGGGTCCAGTTGTCGAGGTCGATGAACGGAGGCTTCAGGCTCACTTGCGCCCTCCATTCCGCGTCGCTCCGTGCTCTTCCTCGTCATCCCCTACCAAGTCCATCTGCAGTCCATTTGCCTGCATTCGCTTGGTTGCTACCTTGTACGCATGAGCTTTTCGACGCGCCCAATCCTTCAGGATCTCGCGAGCAACGACCTGCATGTCCTTGCCGAACGCGGATGCCTCCGCCTCGAGCCAGAGATGGACGGACTCAGGTATTGGGAGGCGGAAATCCTTAAGAGGAAGGCTCACAGATCACCCCGCCTTGCGGACTGGTCGGACGCGCTTACGGTGCAACTCCATCAAGGCCAAGCCAATATCGAAGCTAGGGCGCTTGTGAATGCCGTGCTTGATGCGGTTGATGGTCGGCTGAGTCGTTTCGACGCCGAGAGGAATGAGCTCTCGGGCAATGGCTGCGTCATTCAAACCTGACTGGTTGAGATCGCAAATGATGCGTTTAAGGTCTGCCATGGATTCGCATCCTATGCGAGCGCGTAGAAAAGTCCATACGTGTCCGTTGGATTTATTGATTCAGCCCGCCGGAAGGCCAGAATTTCGCTATATGCCGAAACGTGACCTCGCAAAAGACCGGATTGAGAATCTCGTCAAGGAGGCGGCGAAACCTTACCCTCACGTGTGGCGGGACGATGACTGACGCGCTGCGTCACATAGCCGCCTTCGGGGCGGCTTTATTTTTGCGCAATTTCTTACGCTCCCGTATTGACATCCCTAC